TGCGGTCTCTTCCAATTCCCGGATTTTAAACATCATTTCAATGCCTGCATCAGTGGATTCCCATGTCCATTCATCATCACCGAACCAGTGATGCTTTCCGTGCTTCTCAATTCCATGCTTGGCACGATATGATGGCATCATGAACGGGAATCCTGGGCTCTTCGATCTGTTGATAGGATTGAAACCTTCATCGCCAGGGATGCCTTCAATTGCTTCCTTCCATGATAGGACCCGACACAAGTGAGTCTTCTCCCCAATACCCCGTTGGGCAATGAGTCGCTTGTACGACTCAATTGCCAGATCGACACATACAGTATCTACAACCGGGATATGTCCAGCATTCTTTAGCAGTCCTTTGAACATTGGACCATCAGGATTAAGAGCCGGCTCCAACCATGATGGGCCCACAACAGATTCGGCAACATGACCAAACATCTTGCTCTTTTGCCATCGGGATTTCGTCGGGTTGAAGATTTTTTCCGAAATTGAGAACTTTGGAACAAAATTGCCTTCCAGTGGAAAATCATCTTCTGTGATTGTGAAACCCTGGTTTAACACAACAGTCACCCCATCTTGTGTAGGAGTTTGTGATTTAATCAAATCCCGCACATCCTCTTTGCACACGGGAATAAATGTGGAGCCTCCACCACGACAGCCGCCAAAATGCAGTCCAATCAATTTGTCAGCATAGTGGTCTTCCATTATGACGTACACTCCCCCGCAATCACCTGCCATTGAGTTTATCGTTGTTTCTCCGACACCATCATATGTTCCCATTTCTTCACCAACGCCAGCGCCTTTCAGAGGCATTGCCACACTTGTGAAGGCCCTGAAATTGCCGGTCTGATAAACGCGCTCAGCATCATGGTTATTGTTCGATCTGCGCCAAGTCACCAATCCAAGGGATAAACCAGCTGGCAATTGTCCGAGTTGTTTTCGCGAAATGAGATGCTTTGAGAGATTTGCGAAAGATGTTACTGCCGGTACTTCACACGTCATGAAATCAGTGGCTTCGCCATTGCTCATGAAATGCTTTGAATTCAGCATTATCTCCTGAATATCCACATCCACTCCCAGGTGTTGCGCTTTTCGCCGTTGGCCAGTGTAGCCCAATCGCATCACAAATCGTTTTGCGTTCGGGTTCATTGACACAAAATCTGAAATCATGAAGAGAAAGTGACGATTGTAG